CTGATGTCGTCATCGACGATTCGGTCACGCCGCCCATCGAAGATCGCACGAAGTTCACGTTGCCGGCTCAGCCCACCACGGGTAACGGTCGTGACACACCGCTTGGCACCGAAACTTTCCTGTCGATCAGCAACAATCGTCGGGACCTTCCCACGAACAACCCCAATCTCGTCAAGGCGTACTGGGGCTTCGGGATCCAAGACGCTCTCCAGCGTGGTCAAGTCAACGTCACTGAGGTGAACGGGGTCGAGATCACCCTCGAGAACTCGGTGCCCGTGGGTGCTGAGGTCTTCGCGACCTTCTGGTACAACATCCTGGTCGATCAGGAGTACACGGTCGAAGTCCAGGTCAGCGGTCCTTCCGGTATTGGGTCCTACTTCCTGTTCGACAGCAACGGGAATCCGATCTACACGCCGAAGTTCGGTTCCAAGGGACCGGCGCTCACTGGCGTCACGATCCAGTTCCCCTCGGGCTCCGAGATCACCCCTGATGTCCACTTCGAGGGCTCGACGGATGGTCCGGTCGAGGAGACCGTCACCGTTCAGTTCGCGGATAAGGACGCCACGATCGCCAAGTTCACGGTGGCCGGCTCCGGCCCCTACGCTTTCGTGGAAAGCGAGTCCGATCGGGCTCGGTTCACCATCGACAGCACTTTGCTGGCGGGTGGCACGGCAGGTATCGATCTGTCGGCCCCACACGGCATCTCCGGTCTCGGTTTCAACGCGTCTCTTTTGAGCAATGAGATCGAGTACACCGACGATTCGGGCAAGACCACGTACGACATCCTGGCCGGGATCAACGACAACGTGTCGTTCACGGTGGACAACGTCGTCGTCACGGTCAACGTGCCTGGTCAAACGGGTGTCGATGCGGATGCGTACGTCGAGGCGATCAACGCCGAGGCGAAACTCACCGGCAACGAAGCCTACTACGATGGTGTGACTCGGTTCCTTGGAACCACGATCATCACGGCCGGCGAGTACGACCAGCTCGTGTTCAACTACACGGGCATCACGAACGGTTCGACCGGTCCTGTCACGGCGACCATCGCACCGGGAACGTATGTTTCGCCGAACTTCTTGGCGGCTGCCATTGACACCGCCATCGACACCGCCATCGCGGCCCTCCCGGCTGCGTACGACGGCATCGATGTGACTGCCACGGCAAACGCTGATGGTGGCATTCGCTTCACCTTCCAAGGTGCAGACACCGACCTCGGTACGTTCGCCACGGGCACCGTCACGAACGTCGGGTCCCTCCTGAACGACACCATTGCGATCGGCGGCATCACGCTCACCGGTTCGCTGGGCGTCACTCCGGGTGGCCTGAACTACGACACCGGACAGGCTCGAGGCACCGTCATTGCGACGGGTGTCCAGTCGGGTGACACGATCACCATCGACACGACTGCTGTTGGTGGCGGACCTGTGGTCCTGACCGCGGCTGGCGCTCAGACCCCTGGTGGTTTGAACTTCAACGAGGGCACCGCTGCAACGGGCAGCCTCACGGTGGTTGGTCCGGTTCCGGGCGACACCATCGTGGTGGACGGCGTCACTTTGACCGCACTGGGAGCTCAGACTCCTGGTGGTTTCAATTTCGACGAAGGAACGCGAGCCACTGGCACCGCTACCCTGGCTTCGGTCGAGTACGGTGACACGATCACCGTCGATACCTCCGCAGTGGGCGGTGGTCCCGTCATCCTGACGGCCAGCAACGTGCTGACCCCAGGCGGTCTCGATTTCAACGTCGGTACATCGGCCCTCGCCGACTTCATGACGATGGGTGTTCGTCCCGAAACCATCGCTCCGTTCCCGGTAACTCCGGCGGACACGGTGACCATCGATGGCGCACCGCTGACTCCGGTCGAAGGTGCTCGTACCCCCGGTTCGGATGATTTCGATGCGGGTACGCGTTCGCTCGGTGCCATGGTCGTCGTGGTTGATTCGTTGGCTCCCAGCACGGGTGTCCTCTACGGTGACACGATCACCATCGGAGGCATCGCACTCACGGCTGACGATGTGACCACTCCTGGTGGTCTCAACTTCGACGCTGGTACTCAGGCTACTGACACCTTGGTCGTGACGGCAGCTCCCTCGAGCGCAACCGTCACCATCGACACCGGTTCGGCCAACGGTGGGCCATTCCCGCTGACTCCGGCGGGCGGTCCTCGTATCTCTGGTGCGAATGACTACGACGAGACGCTCGGTACCACGGCAGCCATCGCGGCTGAGATTGCTTCGGCAATCAACGATCCGGCCAATGCCTTCGCGACGTTCATGAGCGCCGCGGTGGGCCCCGGTCCTTCGGATGTGACGTTGACCTGGACGGTTCCGGGCGCGTTTGCCAACGTCATCACCAACATGAGCTCTGACGGAACCGTGACCACCGCTGGTGGTTTCGGAGCCACGATCGCTGGCGTGGGAACCGAGATCACCACGGCCACGGCCATCGTGGCCGCGATCTCGGATGTCCTCAACGGACTCACGGGTCTCGTTCAGGCACACAACACGGCCGGTGCTTCGGCCACAGTTGATATTCAGGCCCTTACGCCTGGGCTTGCAGGCGACTCGATCAGCACGGTTTCGACCGCGCCGGCTCGAATCACCTGGGGTGCCGCAACATTGGCGGGTGGTATCGGTGACGATCTCACTGCGGCAACGGACGCCACGGCTGCCATCAACGATGTTGCCAATGCCTTCGACACGATTACCACCGCAGTTGCGGTTGGCAACACCGTGAATCTCACGGCGGTCATTCCCGGAGCGGCCGGCAATTTGCTCACCCTGAGCACCACGGCAGCGGGTCGGTTCGTCCTTTCGGGCGCGTCCTTCACCGGTGGTGTGGGCGACGACATCTCCGCAGCCACGAGTTTGGTGGCGGCGATCTTGGATGCCGCCAACGGTCTCGGTGGTGTCCTCGCTGATAACACGGGTGGCACCTCGGCTACGGTCGATATCGATGCGTTCACACCAGGTACGGTGGGCAACGGCATCACGATGGCAGAGTCCACCGGTGGTGTTCGCATCGCACTTTCCGCGGCCACCCTGTTGGGTGGTATCGGAGACAACACGACCGTGGCGCTCTCCGTCGCGGCTGCGATCAACGATGCTGGTAACGGCATCGTCGTCACCGTGACTGCGCTGGCAGCGATCAACGTGGTGACGATGACCGCGGTGACGCCAGGGAACTCCGGCAACATCATCGATACGACGAGTTCGACCTCGATCCGTCTGATCATGGCTGGCCTCACCCTCGCGGGTGGTGTGGGCACAGACTTCTCGGTGGCCAGTTCGATCGCTGCGGCGGTCAACGATTTGGGCAACGGGTTGGCAGCCGACATCTCGGCGAACAACGCAGGTGGGACCTCCACCATCGTGACCATCTGGGCTGACGTGCCTGGTGTTCTGGGCAACGGCATCACGATGGCCAGCTCCAATCCCGTCCGTCTCCCGCTTTCGGGTGCGACGTTCGGCGGCGGTTTGACCGACGTGGGTGTGGGTACAACCATCGTGACGGCGATCACCGATCCCCTCAACGGGCTCGATGTTCTGGTCACGGCGGACAACAGCTCGGGCACTTCGTCCACGGTGGACATCACCGCGGCCGATCCTGGGCCCCAGGGGAACTTCATCACGCTGATCTCCAGCGATGGGGTCCGTCTCCCGGTCTCCGCAGCTACCCTCACGGGTGGTTCCGGTCTCGGCGGCGGTATCTTCGAGTTCCTCGATGCTGCCAGTTTGGGAGCGGATTTCGCGGTTCTCGCGGGGATCTCCACGGATGCGCTTCCGAGTCAGGAGCAGACGAAGATCACCGATGGTGATGTGGCTCGTCGGTTCTCGGTATCGGGTACCAGCGGTCGTCTGATTTACGACCGTATCATCCTGCGCAACCGCATCACTCCCGGAACCGGTTCCATGCGGCCCGAGAGTCAGGTGGCTCAGACCAACTTGATCGTCCAGGGTACGAACGCACAGACCGAGACGGGTCTGACTTCTCTGGCCTTTGGTCAGGCGGGTATCGGAGCGGTCCTGCAGCCGGCGTCACTTGTTGGCGAGACTGGCTTCGCGGACGGTCAGGTGCCTTCGGGAACGTACACGGATGACCGTGATGGTCAGCCGCAGGTTCAGTTCTACGGCGCCAACGGGTTGAACCCACAGAACAACGTGTTCAAGTTCAACATCGATGGGACTCCCATCACCGTGGTGTTCACGGACGCATTCGGTGCCGCGATTCCTGCTGCGGGCTCGGCAACGGTTCCGCTCGGGCCCATCGGGGTTCCCAACACGATCATGGAGCAGATCCAGACCGCCATCGTCGGTTCGGGTCTGGCAGCTTCGGCCATCGCGCCCGAGGGTGCAGGCTTCCGTCTCGTGTCGCAGGTGGTGGACACCACTTCGGCGGTCACGATCGATGGCGGAAACGCTAACGATTCTCTCGGGTTCTCCGAGGACGCCACGGCGAATCGGGAGACCGTAGAGGTCGAGAAGGTGGCATCGGCTCTGATGATGCACCACAGCTCGAGCATCAACGGTGTCCTCCTCGACTACCAGAGCCCCGACGCGACCTGGTTCGCGGATCAGGCTCTGGCCGCCAAGGTGGTGGACTCGAGCAACGCGGAGTTCCTGTTCATCGAGTCACAGGCCAACAACATCGTCGGTCTGGGCGCCTCCTCGAACATCGTGTTCTTGGACGCCACTTCGGACTCATGGCTCCGTACGGGCACCGGGTTGCTCGAACAAGCGGGTGCAGGCGCGTCCGGTGAGACGGGCTTCCAGGGGTTCTACGTCACAAGCTCGGATCCCATCGACGGGTCCGGTTCGGCCAACACCTCCTGCCTCAACAACGGCGTGGGTCAGGACGGCGTCCTCGGTCAGAGCTACCGCGATGTGGTTACCGGTCTGATTTTCACCATCCTCGAGCGTGATGGTGGGGCTGATTACCCGACGGGTGCAGGCGCTTACTTCACTTTCGAGGTGCGCAAACTGGTGACGACGGATGCCAACGTGCCGATCAACTCGATCCCCGGCGTGGAGGTCACCGTGGCCAACACTGAGGGGTCCACGATCCCGACGGGCGACACGGCCATCATCGAGACCTTCGATCGTGGCGGTCAGGAGCCGGCGGTGGGTGATTCGTACTTCATCACCTACAACTACTCCAAGACGGAAGCTGATTTCCAGACGCTGCTTTTCACCAGCCAACGGGTGGTGGAGCGGAACTACGGTCAGATCAACCCGGACAACCCGGTTTCTCTGGCAGCGTTCCTGGCGTTCTTGAACGGCGCGGTGGTCATCGCCATCAATCAGGTGCCCAAGATTCCTGGTAGCAACCAGGCAAGCACCGCTTCGTACATCGATGCGCTCAACGACCTTCGTGGGCCGCTGCCTGGCGGTTCGGTGCTCGATACCATCACCCCGCTCAAGGGTGATGACATCGACCTGTTCTTTGCCCTGTCGAACCACTGCGACGTTCAGTCCAGTATTCGCTTCCGGGCCGAGCGTACGGGCATCATCGGAGTCTCGTCGGGCACTCAGCCGACGGACGTTGGTGGGATTGCGCAGCAGATCCAGAACACCCGCATCCGGCTGGTGTACCCGGATATCGTGACGCTCACGATCCAGGATGCTCTCGGCAACGACAAGCAGTTCCTGGTGGACGGCACGTTCCTGGCTGCGGCCATGGCTGCCAACCGGGCGAGCCCGAACATCGATGTGGCAACCCCGTGGACACGGGCACGCATTGTTGGGTTCGATGCTCTGGCACGCACGTTGGATGCGGTGGAACAGAACCAGATCGCTGTCCAGGGTGTCACCATCCTTGACCAGCGGGGCACCGTGATTCGGGTCCGTCAGGGCCTCACCACGGACCCGTCGAACATTCTGACGAAGCTGCCGACCGTGATCACCATCGCGGACGAGGTGCAGCGTGCGTCTCGACGGGACCTCGATCGCTTCGTTGGCATCAAGTTCCTGCCGGGCGTTCTGTCCCAAATCGAGGGTCAGCTTTCGACAACGATGAAGGCGCTCAAGAACCAGGAAATCATCACGGCGTTCACCGGGATCCAGGCTCGTACGACCAACGATCCCACCATCGTCGAGGTGGAAGCATTCTACCAGCCTGTATTTCCCCTTTTATACATCGTTATAACTTTCAATCTTCGCAGTAATCTGGGCGCCTAGGCGACCAGAGGTTGCACGGGTCCTACTGATAGGGTAGGACCCGTGGGTGTCCCCGGAGCTTCGTCAAAAGATTCTTGACGCGTTCAACACCGATGATGCTGTGGCTGTAGCGGCCAAGCACATCGGTGTTGGTCGTGATCGGGTTACTCGAACATGGAAAGAGGTGTTTGGGAAAGACAGCGTTCGAGAGCGCGCAAATCGTCTCCGTGGATTAGCTAAATCCAAGACGGGGAACGCAGCAGATCCTAAAGTTCGAGCTAAGGCGTTGAGTGCGTTTTCGACGGAAGAACCCATGAAGAAAATGGCGCTTCGGCTAGGGGTGCACTATGCGAAAATTCGAGAATGGTGGGGAGCGGAACACGGGGACCAAAACGTGCGGGCACGAGGATCCCGGTTACAAAAAATCCGGTCGGCTGAAAACGCTAAGAAGCATAAAGGACAGAAACATCAAGTCCGAAAGGTCGAGGTTCCTTGTGAGACTTGCGGCACTGACTTGGAGGTGTCTGCGATTTCCGCGGCCAAACGTCACCACTTCTTCTGTGCTCCTTGTGATCAAAAGCGTCGGGGAGCGGATACCGCGTGTCCTATTTGTGGTTTGATGTGCGTTGGTTCTCGAGGGCTAACCGCCCATCTCCACTCTGCTCAAGATGAAGAACATCAAGCATGGAGGAGTGAGAGAGCAGAAGAGAAGCTGGGAGACCTTGGTACGGATCACGTGTCTTGTCGAGAGTGTGGGCATCGTGCGAAGAACTTGTGGAAACATCTTGAAACTGCCCACGACATGACCCCTTCTTCTTATGTTCGCAAATGGCCTGGGGCTTGCTGGCGCATTGAACGTGTCGAACAGAAGCGGTTAAGCGCCTCCTTAGAGGGCCGTGCGAAAAATGACTTTTGGAAAGGAGCGCAGAAAGAGGTGAACTGTCCAACTTGTGGTCAGCAGCTTGAGGTCTCTTTATTTGCGGGGTCCCTTCATGACTTGCGTTGTGATGACTGCAAAGCAGAAGACGAACTCATCTTGTGGAAAGGGAAAAAGGAGCCTGCTGACTATGTGTCTTGTCGAGAGTGTGGGCACCGTGCTGAGAACTTGACTTCGCATCTACGATCTGCCCATGATTTTGAGCGCTACTGCAAAGAACACCCAGAAGCGCCTTTTACAGCTTTGCGAGCAGGACAAAGGTTTATCCCTGCAAACAAGCTGGTATTGACGGAACTCCAGCTTCGCCCTTTTCGGGATAAAGAGGGACGCGTGATCGCAGCGGCAGCCGCTAAGGCATTGAATTGTGCGCAGTGGCAAATTCGCCGTAACTGTGCGGACCTAGGTCTGAAAACACGTAGTAGGTTGGGTTGGCAGAAATTAGTTTTGGATAACGCTGCCTCGGCCCTAGGAACCCAGTATGAGTCGGAGTGGACAGACCCTCGAATTTTCAATGAGATGACCGGGCGCCTATTTCATTTTGATGGGTATTTTTCTGCGAAGTCTCTCATTCTTGAGGCCCATGGGGAACAGCACTTCTACTTCATCGAGTCTTGGCATAAAACCCATGAGGAGTTTGAGCGTCTTCAAGAACTTGACCGGTTCAAAATTGCCCGAGCTCGGAAGTTAGGTTACGAGGTCAAGGTGGTCCGATATCAGGACCCTGTTCATGACGTGCGTTTCTGGAAAAAGCTTTTTGGGGGAGACGCTTCTTTGTGGGCCAACAAAAACCCGGAGTTACGCGCGCAGGACATTGACCACGTGTTTCAACGATTGAGGGAGGAGGGGTTCCCTAAGCTTGAGCCTTCCAAAAAAACCAAAGCGGAATTCACCAAGTTAAGCTCACAGACGATGCACGTAGACCCCGAGGGGTTTGTTCGACCGTACACGTATCGCGGAACTACGGTGTGTGCTTCGTTTTTCCCGAACCGTGCGGATGCCCGGTACCGGGGAGCGCTTAGCCTACGAGAAGCTTGGCAAGACGATACCAAGCTGAAATCTGCAATCAAGGTTCAGCTCAATGCGGGGCACCCAACAACCGGTCCAAGGGTTTTGAAGGCTCTGATGATGCTTTGCCGTACTCCTTCCGTGTTCCGTCCTGGGGTCACCAAGTTCGTATGTGATCGTTATGGCGTTCCTGGAGGCGTGATGTGGGACCCGTGTGCCGGATACGGGGGTCGTCTTTTTGGTGTGATGGCCTCGGGTATGGGCCTTTACATCGGAACGGATGTGGAGCCTGCTACTATCGAAGGCAACCGTGCGCTGGCGGAAGCACTGAGTTGTTCAGAGAAGTGCAAATTGGTGCATGCCCGCGCGGAGACTTTTGACCCAAAGGTGCCTTTGGATTTGGTGTTTACGTCCCCTCCGTATTTCGATTTGGAGGTGTATGGAGAGAGTTCAAAAAAAGCGCTCTCTTACTCGAACATTAACGACTGGGTGGGCGCTTTTCTGGCGCCTCTAATCAAGACGGCTTTTTCACGGTTGCGTTCAGGGGGGCATTTGGTTTTGAATCTTCCAGCCAAGCCTTTGGATGGCCTTGTTTTGGCGGATGAGGCCGTAAGGCTTGCCGCGGCGATTGGGTTTTCGATCCAACCACCTGTGTACATGCCTGTGCGTAGGTTGAGATCGAAAGCTCTTCGGGCAGACCCTCTTTTGGTGTTTCGTCGGTGAAGTTGCGAGGTCTCTTTTTCACGAATTCCTTTCGGTAGGGTCCGCGCATTGCGCGCTTGTGATTGGCTTCGTTTGTCTCCCTATAGCCAGCGCAATTAGTAGAGGGACCAAATTAGTCCCATTTTGCGCGGTTCTGGATCCCCGAGTTGGGGCCAGCCGTTTTACCGAAAGGAAAGCACATGGCCAATACAGACAATGCGCCTGCCAATGGCGTCCAGGGTTCCAGTTACATCTACGATTTCGGCACGTCGCCCCAGACGCGTACTGCCGTTTCTCAGAAGGTCCGCCTTCTGACCCCCGCGTACGGCACCGACGCCAAACTCCTGTTCCAGATGGGCGTTCTGAGTTCGTTCACGCCGAACGAGACTCGTACGATCGACACTCTTCGTGGAATTGGCTTCGGCGACATGATCGCCGAGCTCGTACCGTCCGTGACCGAGGCCATGACGGCCGGGTTCGAGCGCGCGCTCCTCTACCTCTCGAACCTGTGGCAGGCCACTGGTTACGCTGGTGGTGCGAGTGGACCGGTTCGATCCCTTCGACATCACCGTTGGCCCTTCGACATCGAGCAGCAGCTCGTGTTTTCGACGGTGGCTGATCTGGACCTCACGGGTCAACCGGGTGAGGGCTTCAACGGCGGCGGCGGCACTTTTGACGGTGGCGTCAAGTCGATCAAATACCCCACGGTCACCAACGACCCCCAGGGCGTCCCTGGAGACGCACGTAGCCACACGGCGATCATCACGCTCTACGAGACCTGCTGGTTCAACTCCTGGTCTCTGACGAACCTGAGCCGCGACACGGGCATGCTGATGGAGACCGGCGATGTGACGATCTCTGACGTGCACGATTTCTCCTCCGAGTACGGCGAATTCCTGGCGACAGGCAACGATCCGTCGATCAACCAGCTTGGCTCTGTGCGCTTCAACAATGGCTCTGGCCGTGGCGGTTCTGACTTCATCACTTCCTAGGTGAGTTTTCCTGGGTAGGGTGAGGATGAATTTCCCACCCACCCTGAGTGCCACCCCTCGCAAGGGGAGTGGTTTTTGTGCAACCCGAGCAATCGGTGGAACGCGTCTCTGACGCAGACTAAATGTGAAAAAGATGGGCACGAACGGACCTTTCGAGCTGTTCCCCCTTCCTCCCTTCGGGGACGGTCAAATGAAGATGAAAATGGGATCGAACACACATATCAAGTTTGCGCTGTGACCCCGACCCACCGACATGCTCCACACCAGTGGAGACAGTCATGGTCAATCTCAAGGCTCTAGAAGCCGCCATCAATCGAGTCGAAAACGTCCGCCAGCACGAACTTACGTTCGAGGTGGATGGTCAGAAAATTACGCTTCGTATCCTTCGTCCTGAAGAAGAGGCCGAGGTTCAGAAGTACGCGCAAGTCGCGTTGGAAACAGTCGGTCCAACAGAGACCCCAGATCAGGGGGCGTACATGGATCTCATGAACCGGATGCGCCAAGCCACGCTTGGGTTCTCGATCATGCGTATCGGGGATCTTGAGTTACGCAAAGTTGAGTTCATCGAGACCGAGGAGCGGGACAACGCCGGCAACCCTATTTCGCTCCCCAAGTGGGAAGCGATCACCGGCCTCGTGAAAGAGTGGGGGCAGCACATGCTCAGCGAAGTGTCGCAGCGGTACGGCGACCTTGTGGACCTGGCTGAAATTCATGCCGCCAAGGTGGTGAAGTACGACGCTGTGGACTTCGATGCGGAGATCGATCGGGTCGAGGCGCGACTCAAGGACCTCCGTAGTGCCAGGACCAAGCGGGACGGCAAAGTTGCTGGAGGTCCAGTGCCGCAGCAGCAGCCGCCACAGCAGCAGCAGCAGCAGCAGCAGCAGCCTCCACAGCAGGCCGCTCCTCCGCAGCCCCCGCAGCCACAGGCGCAGGCTCCTCAGAACCCACAGGCTCCTCAGAACCCACAGGCTCCTCAGAACCCACAGGGGCGCTCCTCTTCGATTCCACAAGCCGCCGCGCCTCGGGAGCGGGAGCCTCAGCAAACGGCTCCTGAGAACCCCCAGGAGCAGCGGGCACCCCAGTACCACGATGAGGCCGGCATCATGCTTCCGAACGAGGGCGACTCGTTCTTTGACCCGTCGGATCCTGGTCAGGCGATGGAGATCGAGGCTCGTCGGCAGGCGATGTTGCATCAACAGCACGTCGCTCGACAGCGGGCTCAGGAGGAGCAGGAACGGCTGCGTCGTGAGGCTGGGATCCCCTCGGAGCAGGAGATCGCCGCCCAGGTCGCAGAAGGGCAGCGTGAAGCCAACCGTCCCAAGGCTGTGGATTTGTCCGGGCCTTCGCCTGGGGGTGCTGTAGGCAGTTTGCGTCAAGCTGCCAACCTCCAAAATGCGGTTCCGGATACTCGGGGCGGCGCAGTGCGACCTGGCCGTCCACAACGTGCACAGCCCCAAGCTGCTGGAGGAGGACAGCCGGCCCAGCTTCATGGAAAGCCTGTCTACAAGATGCCGACTCAGACGTTGGAGCGGCCGGAGGATGCACGCCAGCACGGGCAACCCGCAGCGGGGCCTGTGAAGATGAACCCCACCTCTGGGGCACGTAACCCGAACTATCGCCCCAAGGGGTCCTAGCGGGTGCCACTAGTCACGACCACACCGGAGCAGCGATCCGTCGTCTACAACGACGTGCGTGCGCTCGTGACTCCGGGCTTCCTCGTCCATCACGTATCGGTTAACGGTTCGCGATTCGTCTTGCGCTCTTTGGGCGACGACGATTGGTTCGTTCTGCGTACACGAACGTGGGGTGCTGAGGCGAGGGAGTGGAAGGCGTGGCTGGTGAGTTCTGCGATTTGGATGGTGGATGGTCAGATCCTTCTCGGGGAGGATGAGGTTTCGTACCGGATTTTCGAGATGTGCATGACGATGCCGATGAGCATCCTCGAGGATTTCGAGATGCTCGTTAGTGCTTTGATGAAACGCGTATCAGAGGCGGCTCATGTCGTCGAGGCGTTCATGTACGAAGACGAATCTCGATTGATGTGGAAGTCGCAAGGAGGGGCCAAACTCGACTCGTATTTTTACGGTCGGCAGGTGGGCGCCAACCCGGTTCGTCGAATTTGGTCGTACTTCAACGATATTCAAGATCAGCGAGACCACAACGACTACCTCTGGTCGTTGGCCAAGTTCCAGGCAAGTCCGCACGCCCCCAAGGGGGTGAAGAAGCTGCAGTCCCAGGATCAGAAGGCCAAGGGTGACGAGTCTCGTCATCGTCAGCAAATCCAAGACCGCATTTTTTACGAAGCCACGGGAGTCATTGCGAAACTTTCCTCCGATGAGCAGCGGCAGGGTCGTCGAGGTCCTTGGCAAGACGTGCACATGGCGGAGACCGAAGAGGAGCTCCAGGAAGTCATGCGTCGTTGGGTGGAGGGGATCAAGGACGACCACGACAGCGTCGTTGACGGCGCCAAGGCACGGATCAAGCACGACCACCAACAACGCGATCTCAAGCAGGCAGCGCAACGCAAGGCTCTCAGCGCCGCGATGGAAGAAGAGGGGATCGTCGGAACCCAACTTGTGCCGATCGCTGGGCAAGCCGGGCAAGCCTTCCTGGATCGTGTGCAGGCCCGGATGCCGGGAACTTCCCAGGTCATCCAGGACAGCGGTCACAACAGCGCCTACGACAAGTACATCGCGAAGAATCCCGAGGTCGGGAACCTGATCGTGGACGACGAAGGTCGCATCATGTCCACGGAGCCCGTGGACCCCGACATGGTGAACATGATGCTTCGCCCAGACGAGGATTCAGAAGAGGGGAAAACACTACAAGAGAAAATTGCCGCTCGGCGACCTACCGCCCATTTTCACGACGACGACGGGAAGGGGGGTAGCTAGCCATGGCTGATGACATCAAACTTGGAATTGATATCCAGCTCAACAACCGGAGTGTTCGCGAGCTCAGCAATGCGATTGGCGGCGCGCTGAATGAGGTAACCGACAAATGGAACGACCAGGTCAAAAATGACTTTGCTCGTGCCGTCGTTGCAGGGTTCACGCACGCAACTCGCTCAGGTCAAGGTGGCGCGGCCATCAGGGACTTCCTCAAGACGAACATCACCAGCGTCTACTCCAAATTCACCAAGGAGCTGGCAGCGGGCAACTACGAAGCGGCGGCCAAACTCGACAAGTTGCTGGACAAGCGCACTCGTCGGATGGAGCGTGAGATCAAGGCCCAAGGGGATGCCTGGGAGTCGATGCAAGAGCGGTCGGCTCGAACGTGGGCCAAACAAGGGGACGATCTCAAGGACACTTTCAGCGGCATCAGCCAAGCGATGCACATGAAGGACCCTTCGGGGTACCTCAACATCGGGCGTCAGATGGGAGGGCGCGTTCAGGAAGCAGGCCGAGCCAGGCAGGAGAGTGCTCAGCGCATGCGAGATCGAATAGATGCCGGGGAGGGCAAGGAAGGGGACAGTGCAGGGGCGGCCAGTAAAATGGCCGGGAGGGGCGCGATGATGGCAGGCATCGGAGCAACCGTGGCGACCCTCGCTGCCGTTGCGGGTGCGGTCCTCATGTTGATCAAGCTGTTCATGGATCTCAACGACCGCATCGTTGAGATGAACAACTCCATCCTCAAGACGGGCACCGTTTCGGACATGGGGATCGGTGGTCGGGCTTGGGAGGCCGGTGACAAATTCAGGGCTGAGTTGAAACAGATGCGCGGGGACATCCTGGAAGCCGCGAGTGCGGCTGGTGGTTTCCGTGTTAAGGCGGACGACATGTTCGCTGCGGTCGGTGCCTTGAACGAGTTCGGTCGCGGATTCGAAAAGGTGAAAGACGAAATCTCGCGCGGAGCAAAGCACCTTGAAAACTACGGGGACGCTGCCGAGAACGTGGTGGCGTACTCAAAGCTGATGGGGATGAGCATCGCTGAGATGGGCACGCTGCAAAGTCGGTGGGCCAACGACTTCGGGCAAGACCTCGAGCGCGTGTACGAGGGACTGTCCGCAGTGCGCCAGGAAGCGGTCCTGTCTGGGTTCTCGATGAAGCGTTTTGTCGGCACCATCATGGAGGCGACTTCTGGGATGGGGGCCTACGCGGTGCGAGTCGAAGAGGCTGCCAAGACACTCAAGTTCTTGGGCAACATCTTGGGCGAGACGGCTGGAGCCGAGCTGTTCAAGTCACTTACGAATGCGTTAACCGAAGCCTCGACCAGTGACCGTCTTAAAACGATTTTCACGACAGGTCAGGACGAGATGCAGAGGGTCTTCGCAGACCAGGCTCTGGCAAACGCGGATTCGATTTTTAAGGATCTCAAAAAATCCGGGTACGAGGGGAGCGCTACAAGCGGGGAGGATCTTGTCGCGAAACTTGCTGGGGCGACCGAAGAGGGACGGACTGCCATGCTCGCGAATTTCAAAGCCGGGGGCTACCCGCCGGAATTGATCCAACGTCTCGATAACCTTGTCGAAACCGCGAAAGCCGGAAACGGGGATCTCGGTGCCATGGTGAACGCGATGAGCGACCTGGGGCCTGCGGGGACTTTGGCTGTGCAGACGCAAAGCAAAGTGTTCGGTGGCGAGATGCTTCATGAGTTTGCAGGCAAAGGGCCCGCCCAACGAGCTGCGGCAGAGCAGATTACCGGGAAGACGGGCAAAGCCTTCGAGGCGTTGGTGGACGCCTCTCGCGGCACTGCGGCGGATATGAATGCTCTGACGCGCATCCAAAAAGAGGTGAAGGAGGACGGTCGCAAGCTGTCCAAGGCAGAGCAGATGTCGATGGCGGAGCTCTACGGAGCGACGGTAACGGCGACGGGTGAGATCGTTGGTGCTACCGCGGACTTGGCCACTGGGGAGGTTGAGACGGGCGCCAAAATTCAGGATGAGGTTGGCCTGATGCTTGCGCAGAACGATCGCTACAAAAAAGCTGAGGAGGAGGCTGTTTCAGAAGACATCAAGCTCGCGCGACAGATTGCCCACTCCACCGAGAAGTTGGCCAACGTGATGGAGGCCAACATGCTCAAATGGCTCGAGAAGATCTACAACACCGTCTACGGCTTTTGGATGGATTTTTTGCGATCGAATCCGTTCTTTAAGGAGGACCCCGGAGTGCAGGCTCGTGTCGGGGCACAGAACCGGATGCTCGTGGAGGGCCAGGACATCCAGAAGCACCTGGATAAGAACGCGAAGTTCATGGAGGGGATTCGGGCGGCGATGGAGGAGACGGACGATCCTCTCATGAAGGCCAACTTTGAGGCCAAGATCAAGCTCCTCTCAGAGACCGACGCAACGCTTAGGGGGATGCAGGAGGTGAATGACATCGCCAAACAGACTCTGGCGAACATGGACACGGAAGGGATGACGCAGACCGAGGTCTTGCAAGAACTCCAAAAAACGCTGGGGGACCAGGGGTACGACCTTTCGGTTAACACCCTGGATGAAAACGCTGCCCGAGAGATGAACCTCAAAATGAAGGAGGAGATGGACAACTTCTGGCCAACTCTTGCTGACAACTATGAAGACGCTGCGGATGCTGGTGCCTTTGGAGAGACCGCCCACCAAGTGGGATTCAACGCCGCTCAAGCTGCCGGCATAGGGGGTTATCAGTCTCTGGGGATCGGCAAAGCGGCCGAACGCGCTGCCCTGTCGGCGAAGGAAGGTGGCCTGAACTGGGAAGAGGCATTCCCAGTCATCGAGCAAGCCATTAACCGTGAGGTCGCTAAGCTGGCCAACGAGAGCGAGCTCGAAACCCTGATCGATGGGATGTGGGCGGACCTGAATGAGATCAACCGCAACACCCAAGCTACTGCAAAGGCTGCCGAAGGAACGGAAGAAACTCTGGATGGGGCTGGGCACGCAGGAGACTTCCTGCTCCGTCCTGGGATGGCGCCGATTATCACGGATCCAAACGACACCATTATGGGGTTCAAGCCTGGGGGCGCCTTCGGGATGGGGGGAGCCGGAGGAGCCGGAGGAGCCGGAGGAGCCGGAGGCGTTGTGAACGTGAACATCTACGGCGGCGATCTGAACAAGGTCTACACCGAAGTCATGCGCGTGATGAAGGTGCTCGGTCATGCCTGAACAGACTCCGATTTTCCAGCCCCTCATGGAGTTGGGGGACGATCCCGACTACGGCAACCTTCGTCGAGGGCACCGTCCCGTGATTTTCGATGTGGTGAAAGCGTCGGATCGGCAGACGAGTTTGTTGCCGGAAGGGTTGAAGCTCGTGATGCACGTTAACCCGCGCTCGATGCAGTTCTCGTACGCGAAACAGACGGAGCGCACCCAGACTCGAGGTGGCTTCGTTGAGTTCCACTGGGGGGACGCGGCCGAGGACATTTCGTTCACCGCAGCGACGGGAGGCTTCATGCGCCTTTACTCGGGGTTGTCGAACATCACAGGAGGTTCAGGAACTCAGGGAAGACGCCAGACGATCGCTTACGACAAGTACCTCGACCTGTTGTCGCTGTTCCACAACAACGGGGCCATCTACGACTCGCTGGGTAACATGGTAGTGCAGGGCAAGGTCAAAATGACTTTCGACGGTGGCGTGCACATCGGATGGTTCGATGGGCAGTTCACCGTCACCGAATCCGCCCAAAAGCCCTACATGTTCGAGCTGAGCGGACGCTTCATCATCGACGAGGAAATCCTGCGTTGGCGTAGTTCGGACATCGCCACCCGCAACGACCGTTTCGATCGAGCACCAACGACGTTGTTTGATGCACAAGCGATTTCTCAGACGAGTGCGGAGGATCTGGCCGCTGCGGCCGGTCTTGCTACTGGGGTTTTGAACCCTGCATTGGTCCTTGTTCGCGACCCTATCGTCGATCCGTTTATGAGTGCCGAGCGCGTGTTCCAGCAACAACAACTTGCTGCCGCTCGTGTCCCAGACGCGTCCAGGCTTTTGGACCCTTTCGCGGGAGTGTGATCTGACATGGCGGACCTTACCGAAGAAGACTACCCCGGCATCCAGCCGCTCTCGAACTATCGGGGGCTGCGGTATGGGCCCCATTTCAGACCTCAAAATCGTGGGTCGCAGTCTGCGGGTGTCGATGGGACGAACCAGAAACTTCGAGACCCCAACCTTGGGTCTCCTTTCACGTTTCGGGTGCGCCCTCCAGCGACGCTTGTGAATGCCCTGTTGGGACAGGGGGCCGCGGTGACGAAAGGGCCCTTCGACCCGCATCTTCGGAAGGTTTTTGACGACGCCCTGAACCAGCTCGCGGTGGTCGAGCAACGGTTCGCAGAGACCCCGCCGTTGGCCACAGCGCAAGAGGTTGAAGATGCTCGAAATGCCCTTCTCGGTGGTCGTCCCGCGCCCAACCAGAACATCAACATCATCGAGACCGCGCAGGCGGCGAACAACAATTTCAGCCGACAGTTGAAGGCTCAAGCTTCGTTCGATGCCCGGAGTTTCTCCCCGAGCAGCGACACACAAGGGTCCGGGGTTTCACGACCGGACGACCTGATTGCGGGCAACGGTGAGAAGTTCAACCCCGACAAGATCGAGGGCAGTTCGGCGAATCAGCCCGCGTTTTCGGACCTGGCCCAAGCCCGTGATGTGCTCGTTCAGCTCAACAAGATGCTGGCCACTCCCCCGCTCACCCTGTTGATCAATCCCGAGCAGCTCACGATCACGTACGGTAAGAAGCAGATTTACACGGATCGCAACCGGTTCAACTACATTTTCCAGAGCTGGGGCGAAGAGCAGGTGCGTCTCAACGTGACCGGGAAATCCGGTGGTTTCGTGGTCGGTGCTGTCGGAGGGGCCGGGGAAGTTCAGCGAACAAATGATGGTCTCCAGCCGACGGCTACTGACGAGCCTAGCGGCTATCAGTACGCGTCGAAGTGGGACTCCATCGCGTGGCAGAACCTGATGAGCCTGTTCGCGTTCTATCGCAACAACGGCTACATCTACGACGGCGGTGGCGCTGGGGGCGGGCCGTCCGAAGCACACCTGTTCATCGGTAGCATCGAGATCACGTATGACCAGTGGGTCTACGTCGGCAACTTCGAGAACTTCTCGTACCAGTACACCGAAGACAAGCAGCAAGGCGGTGTCGAGTTCAGTTTCGATTTTGTCGTTTCGTTCATGTTTGACCGTGCGCAGGCGGGTGAGATCCAGAAGTGGAAATCCCCGACCCCCTCTCCCAGTGAGGAGTTCCAGACTCGGGTCAACGCGGAGTTCGAGTCGATCATTGGACAAGGCGCGAACGCCACTTACACCCAGACGATTCCGGACGGTGTTGGGGGCGCTTCTGCGACGTGCATCTTGGACCCTCAGTGTAATCCGTTCCAATCGAGACGAAACCCGTCTCAGGGGGAGGAAGTCGCCCCGAACGTTTTCTTGGCGCCGGGGCGGACCTCAAGAGGAGGAAACCTCTAGCCATGTCTAACATCGAGAAGCGTCCTTTCGTTGGGACTTGGAAACTCAACAACCGCACGGTGGTCAAGTACACGCCGGATGCGTTGATTTTCGTCAACGGGGACACTTCTTTGCCGGGGTGTTCTCGGTGCCGTGGTCGCGTCGAGGTGCAGAAGTTCGTGACCGGTCTTTCGGTGGAGGCCGGTACCGATCCCATGTCGCACTCCGCGACGATCACTTTGGCTATCCCTCGAGTTACTGGGCAACAGGTTTTCATCGACGGCTACAACATCTTGCGCCCTGGTCTCGAGATCCACGTTTTCATGCGTGGGTATTTCCCGATGCGCGGCATGTTCTCGCATCTTGCGAATACCCCGAGCGGTCCCAACGCGGAGGCTCCTCCCTCGGACTCTAGCCAGTTCGATATGACCAAGTACGCGACCTACCCGTACTACCCGGTGTTTCACGGTCTCATCACCCAGGTGAGCTACGAGTATAGCGACGGGTTCTACTACGGCACCCTCAATTGCACGTCGCTTCTCCACTTCTGGCAGTTCGTGAACATCACGACGGCTGGTGCTTGGATGGCGATGGACAAGCGTCCCACCGACGATAAGGGACGCCCGACTCTCTACGGCCACAACTTCAACAACACGCACCCTTTCGCGATCATCTACACCCTGTACCGAGACGTTACCGGATCGGCAGCGGGTGTGGATTTTGCCTTGTCGGAAGAGACCGACTTGGACGCTCCTGTGGAGGGGCATGGTAACGACGGGCGCCAGATTTTCAGCATGGTCTCCCTGTACTGGACGCAGCGTTTCAAGACGCGCATCCAGACGTTGCGTATGTACGGGGTCAACGGCCAACTCTACAACGGAGTGCAGCAGGCGTGGCTTGGGACGAACCGTGACGTGGACGGCCTGCTGACAAGCTCGACCGCCAACGATCCCACGACCACGAACTCCACTGTGGATCCTTTCGCAGCCCGGATTTCGGTTGCCAAGAGTTTGGGCCTTACGGGTGCGGGTGCTGATTTCACGTATTCGCCGTTGATCCAGCAGGACAACGAGTTTTTCAACCTGTCCGTCTTGGACATGTTCGCGTTCAACCAGTCCATCGCTGAGTTGGGTCCGGGAAACGTGTGGCAATCGACCTACCAAACCAAGATGGACATCGCCCAAAAGGTGATGGAGGTGACGGGTTACGAGTTCTACCAAGACGTAGACGGGGACCTCGTTTTCAAGCCGCCGTTTTGGAATTTGGACACGGCGCCGAACCGGTACTACCGTCTCGAGGACTCGGACATCCTCAACATCACGTTCACGGAGAAGGAGCCGAACGCGACGTACATCATCGTGCGCGGTGTCTGGGTCGGTGGTTTCACGGATGGGACGCCAACCGACGACGTGCTCGCCAAGCGTGGGCTCTATATCGATTACAAGCTCGTGGCGCAGTTCGGTTGGCGCCCTGCGCCCACACTCGAGCTTACCTACGTCCTCGATCCCAAGGTCCTTTTCTGGATCGGGGTTGCGCGGCTGGACAGGCTGAATGTGGACACGTTCAGCGCGACGTGTACGATCCCTATCCGTGCGGAGCTTCGACCCGGTTTCCCCGTCTACATTCCTTTCGTTGACAGCTACTACTACATCAGCCAGCTCAGCCACTCGTTTGCGTTCGGAGGCCAGTGCACCACGAGTTTGGTGCTGACCTGTCGCCGCTCTAAGTGGCACGCACCGGGGAAGCTGGGTCCCATTCCTCCGACCAAGTCCGCCATCGATCAGATTCGGTTGGATCGCCCCGATCTTCCTCCGCGCCCTCTCGAAGAGTTCGTCAATGACCTCTCGAAGCTCGTTGGGTTCCCCAACGTGGTGATGGCGCTCGACCCCCGGAAGTTCAATCCCAACTTCTCCGTTGTCGGGATCGGCATCGAGTATTTTGATGAAGTGGAGGCACCGGGAGATCTGCTGTTCAGTTGGTTGATTCGCGATGTCCACCTCATGGAGGCGTTCCAGATCAACACACCGACTCAGGGAGTTGATGGCCTGAATGTCATCGAAGATCCGAGTCAGGTCACGAGCTTGAAACTCCAGACGGCGCCAGGCAAGTTCATCACATTTACCGTCGATGACCTTCGACGGGCTTTCTCTGATCTGCAATCGACCTCGGCGGCTCTTAAGGGTGCCCAGCGTGCGGTGGACTTCCAGAAGGACGTGGTGGCCGGAGCCGATCAACAGTTCAATGCTTTCAAGCTCGCGCAGAAAGCAGGCCAAAAGACCGGTGCCAATCCAAGTGGGAGGCGTGTGACCGAGACACAGCGTTTGGACGTTTTGCAGGGGGAACTGCAAGACGAGCTCATTCGTTTCCGCGAAACTACTAAAGCATCTCCCTCCATCAGTTCGCTCGTGCAGATTTTCGATGCGTTGCAGCCCAACAGCAACAAGCCGATTCGTCGCAAGATTGATGGCATCCCAGGTTCGGACGTTAAACTTTCGTACTTCGAGACCTTGAGTCACCTCAAGGGGCAGTACATGGCCGGGACGGTGCCTGGGAACTACCGCTACTTCTCATGCTCCCATCCAGATCCGTCCCAGCAAGGGATGCCCATCATCGAATGGAGTGACGGTGAACGGTCCAAATCGACCCCGGGAAAATCGTCGCCGCGCAAGAGGGGCCGCAAGAAGAGCCGCAAACCGAGGGCGGACGGGCGCGCTCGTCAACCAGAACGTGCTAAGGCGCTCGTTGCGAAGATCCAGGAGGACACAGGGATCCCCGGTCTGGACCTTTATTTGGAACAGTGGATCGAGTCCGAAAGCCTGTACTACCTCGATGCCGCTGCTCCCTCGGGCAGTGCTGCTGGGTGGTTTCAACAAACCAGTGGGAGATCAAAGTCGGTATACCCTGATGGAAAAAGTAAATATGGAGGTCTAAACCACCAGACGATCGCGTTCACACCGGGCACTGCGGCGGTAATTGCACTTCGGGGCTCCAAGGGACGCCTTGCGCGTTCGGATTTTAGAGCGCTCCCCACAAACCAACAAACGTACATGAATCTCCGCATCAAAGCAGGAGGTCGTTTACCCGGAGAGGGGGATGTGGGACGCCCGTCGGCGGCTTATGTCACGAGTGAGCTCGTCAGGTTTCCAAGCTGTACCGATGTCAACCCGGCGCTGAGGACGACGCGCACCTACAAAGGAGCCCAGGTTCGTTATTTCCGGTCGATGTGTCGTTTGGGAAAGAGCGTGGACGAGGCGGTGGCCTTCGGCAACACGCCAATCACCGGGGATTTGAGACGGGCCTTTTTCCGAAACATTCCGAACCAGAAGCCACAAGAACGCGTAGATGCTTTAGCGGAGAAGTACATGCAGTTCGACGGTGAATTCGTAAAGGCCAACGCTTTCTTGCTTCCCGACAAACCTGTCGCTTCGGTTGCGGTTCCCGAGCCCACGACCGAGCCCACGACCGAAGGCACGACCGCTGCGCTCCCTGATACTGGGGACGCGGCGCCAGTGGCAGCCACGGGAACGTTCACTCCCGGGAAACCACCCCGAATCGACGTGCGGGAGATTACCCTGGAGGTTGCTCGTACGGTTGTGCAGTTCAAGCCCGTCGTTACGGCGCCGGGCGCTGACCGACGAGCTCCGGAAGTGATCCTGAGCACCGGCAAGTGTAAGCACGGTCTTCAAATTGCGCTGGGCCCGAACCGTGCTCCGCAGGTGTTGACCACCGATCAGATCCAACGCATCCATTTCATCCGTCACGGGGCCGGAAAATTCACCCAAATCGTGGGGACTTCTCAGAACTCGGGTTCGGCTCCGGTGGCCGTGCGAGGGCCGGCCCTGCATCGGCGGATCACCAACTATTTGATGAGAGTCGCCGGTTCGAAGTTTAGCCCGGAGCAGACGGTGAAGTCGGTGTTCCAGGATGTCTGGGATCAAATTTCTAGGGACCTCCATGTGCCGCCATTTCCGGTTTACGAAGATGGGAACCTACTAGGACACACCGACATCATCAGTCTTCGGTTCGATGACGCTTTGCAGATCGAGGCGGGGGAATTGGACCAAACGATTGTGGACCAACTTACCCAGCAGGGGATTCCATCGGATACCGACATTTACTTTTTGGGTGATTTCACGCTCGCGCAGCTCGCTCTGTTGCCGGGGTACACGAAGGGCGGCGACGTAACGGCGGTTGACCAAACTTGGCAACGTCCGACGAAAGCAGCAGCGAGTGGGTACGCCAATGTCATCGTGAGGACGATCGAGAGCGGCAACAACCAGGCCGACCAGAACCTGGAGGACCTGGACCTGGCGGAGCAGGAGGGCGTGGAGGCCGAGGGGTTCCGATGGGTGGGGCAACTGGCTTTGGTAAAGGCCGCATCGACTTCGCACCCGAAGAAGCAAGACCGTCTGAATGCTCTCTCGAAAGCGCTCAGTGATGCCCTGACGAAAGCCTTTGGAGCGGACGTGGTTGAAAACACCCAAACCTCGAGCGGTGTACAAGAGACTGCGGTCAAAGAGGCCATCAACGAAATTCCCATCCATTCCCCGGTGTTTCCCGTGTCCGACGAGAAAGGGTACGAGCACTACGGTGCCTACCGGTACGGACGTGGACTTTCGGTGGAACCTGGAGGCACCTTCGAGTTCATCCATAGCGGGAAGGACCCGTTCCGGAATGTCACAGCGCAGTCGGCTGAAGAGTTCCTCCGTGTTTTGACGTTAGTGAAAACGGGCCCGATCGACGAAGATACTTCCGTTTTTGCGGGGATCAAGCAGGCCGCATTGAGCTTTATTGAGGACCTGTTGTCTGAAAAACAAGACGTTCTCAGCACTGAGGGCTTGAGCGACAGCGTGGCGGCGCAGGGTGGTGAGGCCCCCACCACGGCCGAGGCAACGCTGAGCGGAGACGCGGTGAAGAGAACTGGTCTTAGCGAGTCTGACCGACTTCAGGTGGAGGCATCAGCCTTGGCCCTGGCGGCGGCGGTCAACGGTTTGGGAGAGACGGCTCGAGGTCGAGACGTGCTTCGTGAACTTCTCGAAGCCAACGGCGATGACCCGAACATTTTGAAGGGCCAGACTTTTGACCTGTCCCAGACTCAGTTTTTTCGCAACTACCTCAACTTCGCTGCCAACTTCGGCAAAAGCCCCGTGTTCAAGACGACGGCATCGAACGCAGCGTACCGGCTTGCCGATCTTACGGCCCACTTGCTTAACCGAGCGGGCCAGGTCTGCATCTG